AATTAGCAAAGCATTTGGGGTATTATGAAACAACCATAAGAAACTGGGAGAAAGGTTTGGAAATTTCTGAATGTGAAGCAGAGGACATATGTGTGTATTTTGGAATCGAGGTGTATGATTGACAGTAGATATTAAACAGAGATTAAAAGCCTTGCCATATATCGATATAAAAGCTAAGTCGAAACATCAAGAATATATCAGTCTACGTTCAGGCATTTTAAAAGGGCAGACGTTCGATAGTATGCCGAAGTCAAAAAGCAATAAGAACCAGTCTGAAGAATTGAATATATCTATTATTGACAGGTCTGAACAATTATACGAAGAGATTAAAAAACTATATCGTGAACGAGATGAGCTAGTTCAGTTGATTGAATCTCTTGATGATCCGTTAGAAAATATTGTGATGCGACTATTCTTTATTGATGGATTAACGTGGAGCGAGGTAGAGAGTAAGTTGGGATGCAGTCGAGGGACTATCTATAATATTAGAAAATCGGCCTTCGAAAATATTGCTAAAAGAAGTAAACAGATTAAACAAAATTGAAACCTTTAAATGATAAAATAGTATTATCAGCTGAAGGCGGTAAGCGCACTGATAACTCCTTATATTTTTCATTTTATTTCCGAGGCTTCGGCCTCACATGGCGGTGACAGGTAAGCAGTTTTATCTCCTATGTATTTTTTTCGGTTCGATTCCGGACATCGCCGTTAATGACTACAAAAAAAATAAATCAGGAAATTTATTTCTAGTTAACACGCAAGGTAGTAGTCGCCTTGCATTTTAAAAAAGGCTTTTAGTGTAGCGGTAACACAACAGTCTCCAAAACTGTTATCGTGGGTTCGATTCCTGCAAAGCCTGTGAGAGGTCTTAAAAAGGTCGCACATCGTGTGGCTTTTTTGATTATTTGAAAAGGTGGTGATGGAAAATTGAGTGGATTGAGAATAAAACAAAAGAGATTTGCAGATGAGTACATCATCTCAGGTAATGCGACGGAAGCTTATAAGAAAGCAGGTTATAGTGTTTCTAGTGATAGAGTGGCAGGTGTCGAAGGGCATAAGTTACTAAAGAATCCTAAGATTAAAAGCTATATAGATGAACGACTGAAACAACTTGATTCTGAGAAAATTGCAGATCAACAAGAAGTACTTAGTTATCTAACATCAGTAATGCGAGGAGAGACGCAAGAACAGACCTTGATAAGCATAGGAGAATTAGGTCAAACGATTACGGATATTGATGTCGGAGCAAAAGATAGAATCAAAGCAGCCGAACTTTTAGGAAAACGGCATAGGCTTTGGACAGACAAAGTAGAGGCAGACGTTTCTGGAACGGTGGTGTTTGCGAATGAGTCAGACATACCAGATTAAACAGAACGATATTGTTGTTGACCTACCTAAGACAGTAGGAGCTGGGTACGGACAATTTTGGCGTTCAAGACATCTTTATCGTGTAGTCAAAGGGTCCCGTGGTTCGAAGAAGTCCAAGACAACTGCATTAAATTACGTCGTGCGTCTTTTGAAATATCCATGGGCTAACTTGCTTGTTATTCGTAGATATTCGAATACAAATAAGCAATCGACCTATACGGATTTTAAATGGGCATGTAATGTGTTGGGTGTGACTCATTTGTTTAAATTTAACGAGTCTTTACCTGAAATAACAATAAAAGCGACTGGGCAAAAGATTCTGTTCCGTGGTTTGGATGATGAGCTGAAAATCACATCTATTACAGTTGACGTTGGTATCCTTTGTTGGGCCTGGTTTGAGGAAGCGTACCAAATTGAGACTGAAGATAAATTTAGTACAGTAGTTGAGTCAATCCGTGGTAGCTTAGACGTACCTGATTTCTTTAAACAGATTACGATTACATTTAACCCATGGAATGAGAGGCACTGGCTCAAGCGTGTCTTCTTTGATGAAGATACGAGACGAGCTGATACATTCGCTATTACTACCACTTATAAATGCAATGAGTGGTTGGATGAGGTTGATATCAAGCGCTATGAGGATTTGTATCATACGAATCCAAGACGGGCTAGAATCGTTTGTGATGGCGAGTGGGGAGTTGCTGAAGGTTTAATCTACGAGAACGTAACTGTCAAGGATTTTGATAAGGATGAACTGCTACAAGATCCAGCTTATAAGTTATGTATCGGTCTTGACTTTGGTTTTACTCATGACCCAACCGCTTTGTGTTGTTCGCTCATAAACGATACAACGAAAGAGATTTATGTTTTTGATGAAGCGTATAAAGTTGGATTGATTACTAAAGAAGTTGCGAAGATGATAAAAGACAAAGGTTATCATCGCTCACGTATCATTGCTGATAGCGCTGAATTACGATTGATTGAGGAATTGAGGTCAGAGCATGGGATAACCCGAATTAAAGAGAGTCGGAAAGGTAAGGATAGTATCATGGCAGGCGTATCCAAGTTACAAGGATACGCTATTTATGTGCATCCGAATTGTGAACATATCATGGATGAATTTTATAGTTACTGCTACCAGCGTGACAAAGAAGGTAATTGGTTGAACAAGCCAGAAGATAAAAATAACCACTTGATGGATGCTTTGCGTTACAGCCTTCAATGTATCGAAGGTGGGAAAGCAACCGTCCGCAGACGTTCTGATTATGGTTTATAGAGAGGAAAGATATGTACCAATATTTAACCTATCCACGGGATGGATATGATGAGGGTTCTTTGAAGAAAGACCTGATTTACAAATTGATAACGAAGCATAGCACTGAAGGCTCACGTTTGAAGAAGCTTAAAAGCTACTACTTGGGCAAGCATGCTATCTTAAATCACAAGAGACGAAACGAGAACGCACCCAATTATAAGACGGTAGCCAATCATGCAAAGGATATTGCAGACACGGCTACAGGCTATTTTATGGGCAATCCTATCAAGTACAACAATACTGCTGAAGGTGATATTGATGAACTACTTACAGCCTTTGACGGTGCTGAGATTGACCAAGTAGATGCGCAGAACGCTTTGAATATGGCTATCTATGGTCGTGCTTATGAATATATCTATGCTAAAGAGGGATTGACTGAGTTGGACTCAACTAGTATTGATCCAGAAAATACCTTTATGGTTCACGATGATAGTATTGAGCGGAAGCCTTTGTTTGCGGTCTACTACTACCAGGTCAAGGATGATACGAAAGATACTACTAAGTATCAGGCGGAAGTCTTTACTGAAAATCTGCACTATCACATGGTGCTGAGAAGTACAGATTCAGGAACAACTCAGAACGAGCAAGTAGAACCCCACAACCTTGGTCAAATCCCAATTATCGAGTATCGCAATAATCACTTCGCGATTGGCGACTACGAGCAACAGATTAGCTTAATTGACGCTTATAATTCCTTGATGGGTAACCGTGTCAACGACAAGGAGCAGGCAGTAGAGTCTATCCTTGTCTTATATGGCACGCAGTTAGCAGACACACCAGAAGATGCCAAGGTAGCGATGAAGATTCTTTCTGAAGAGGGTCTTTTGGAATTGCCGGGCGATAGTGCAAGAGCTGAGTTCTTGAAGAACACGCTGGATGAAAGTGCTACGGAAATCTTGCGCACAGCTCTGAAAGAGGATATCTACACATTCAGCCATGTGCCTAACCTGACTGATGAGAATTTCGCAGGGAATACTTCGGGCGTAGCCATGGAATTTAAGCTGATGGGCCTTGAGATGATTACCAAGACCAAAGAGGCGAACTACAAGCGTGGATTGCGCCAGCGGATTGCGATTTTCGCTCATTACTTGGGTATGAAACAGATTGCTTTAGAGTCTCATTCAATCGTTCCGCAGTTTAGTCGTGGTTTACCTAAGAACTTACTGGAAATCTCTCAGATTGTGAACAACTTGGAAGGCAAAGTGACCAATAGGCAGCTTATTTCTCTCTTGCCATTTGTGGAAGACCCTGACGCTGAGCTGGAAGCCTTGGAAGAAGAGAAAAAGAAGAACATGGAAGACATGCCGATGTTCAACCAAGACAACACGAAACCCGAAGATGAGGTAGCAGATGAAGAATCAGGAGTATTGGGAGAAGAGGAAAGCCAATCTGATTTACCAACAGATGGACAAGGCCGAAAAGCAGGCAGACCAGTTCGATAAGGTCTATCAGGAAGCTAAGGCTTACTTAGATAAGGAAATCAATAAGATTTTTGATAAGTTCCAACGTGATTATGGTTTAAGTCAGGTAGATGCTAGACAAGTCTTGAAGAACATGAAAGACAAGAAAGACCTGAATGAACTTCGTAAGGTGCTTGAGGCAAGACCGAATAACCCGAACATCCAAAGATTACTGGCTGACTTAGACAGCCCAGCTTATTCTTTCCGTATGAAGCGCCTAGAGCGTTTGAGCGACGATTTAGACCGTATGCGTGAATCTATCTATCATTCAGAGAAAACAGGCTCAGATGCCTTTTATAGCGACTTGATGAAGGATAGTTATTACAAGGCTACCTTTGACTTGCAGCAGCAGACAGGGCTAGCATACGGTTTTTCTGGGCTTCCTGAGAGCGAGATAAAACATCTACAGTCTTTTGGTTGGGTAGGAGACGGAAGTACGTACTCAACAAACATCTGGAAGAATACAGGAAAGCTTACATCAAGCATAAAAGATGAATTACTCATAAGCCTTATGACAGGCCGAGATACACGAGAAACTGCACAAGCAATTGCTGAGAGGTTCAATGTAGGTCAGAATGATGCAAGGCGTTTGGTTCGAACAGAATCAGCCTTCTTTCACAACCAAATGGAACTACTCAGCTATGAAGAAGCAGACATAGAAAAGTATATCTTTGTGGCCGTCTTAGACAAGCGTACATCACGCATTTGCCAAGAGCATGATAATCAGGTCTATGATAGGGACAAGGCTGTCCCTGGCGTCAATTGTCCGCCTATGCACCCTTGGTGTAGATCTACTACTGTCGGATACGATGAGGATGCAGACTACAGCAAGCTGAAGCGCAGAGCAAGGAATCCAGAAACAGGTAAGACTGAGCTGGTGCCTGCCGATATGACTTACAAAGAGTGGTATAGCAAGTATGTTGCGAAAGATGGGGAAAAGGTGTATAATCAGGGTATGGATAGAAATAAAGATCCTGATAAGCGCCGACCGGTTAATATCACTAAACAAAAAGAACTACTGAGAGATTTTAAAGATTCAGGTGGTTTTGTATGGCAAGATGATCAAGCATCTTCCTACTTGAAAAATCGAGGAGTGGATGCCTGTTGCTTGGATTATGACATGATTGTTTTACAAAAAAAGCCTCTGATATCAGAAATATTAGAAGAACTATTTCATGCTAAACAATTTAAAGATGGCTTGATTACAGATAGTCGAGAGAGTCAATTGTTAGCAGAAATAGAAGCTCAAGAGTATTTAATCTCCGTGGCATCGAAATTTGATATTCCAAAATCTGAGCAGAGACAGACAAGGATGGCTTTAGAATTTTATAAACAAGAACTAAAGGAGTTGAAAAAACATGAAAAATAAGATAATTGATGTTTTTAAAGTAGCAAATCGTCTTGTTTCGATTACTGTTGAAAACCCTGATCTTTCTGAATTGAGAGTTAATCAGTTTGTAAAAATAGGAGGGAAAGAGTATAGAGTTCATAGTATTCCGCTTTTCCATTCAAATCCACCTAAGTCTATCTTAGAACGAGATACTTTTACAATCGATTATACAGATGACGAATTGGTTGATAAAGAAGTATTATTTAGCTAATTACCAAAGCACCTAGAGAAATCTAAGTGCTTTTCTTATTTTTAATTTTTTTCAAAAAACCTCTTGACTTTGTTGCTACAAAGTTATATACTGACATTGTAGCAACAAAAAGGAGGTGAGCAAATTGCTTGCACGAAAAGAACAATTCAAAGATAAGCCTAAAAATACCATGTTGCGAGTTCGAGTTGATGACGAAACGGTTGATAAACTTGAAGAAATTGCAAAAAAAACGGATAGCACGAAATCTAGTGTTATCCGAAAGGGTATTGACAAGTTATATCAAGAATTAAATAAACAAAAATAGCCTAGAACCCCTATCGCCAAACAGTCGGTTCTAAGCTATCACCACAGAAGTGTTTCTGCATGAAATATTATATCATGCTGAGACGCTCTTTTCAAGATACACGAAGGAGTGTTTTTATAATGGCAAAAATTGAATTAACCGAAGAACAGTTGACTCATCTAGGCTACGAACTTGCAGATATTCGTAGAACAGTTGAAATGGCAACCAATATGACAGAAACCTTGGCTTGGGTTCAACTTAAGGACGATACAGCTTTTAAAGAGATGTCTAAAAAGTTCTTTGATACTTTTAATGAACAATTCGGCTTACTTCATTCAACACTGGATGAAATTGCTTTTATTTTGATGAACTCAACAGATAAAACAGAAATCTTAGGAAGTAAAATTTTTAACTAGGAGCATAAAAATGGAACTACAAATTTTTAAAAATGAACAATTCGGAGAAGTAAGAACAATAGAAATTAAAGGAGAGCCATTCTTTAATTTGAATGATTGTTGCCAAATTCTGGATTTAAGTAACCCACGAAAAACACTAGCAAGACTTAATCCAAAGGGTGTAACTAGTAGTGACATCCTTACAAACGGAGGAGTCCAACAAGCCAACTTCATCAACGAAGCGAATTTCTATAAACTTGTTTTTCAATCTCGTAAACCAGAAGCAGAGAAATTTGCTGATTGGGTCACTAGCGAAGTTCTGCCTTCTATTCGTAAGCATGGCGCTTATATGACCGACCAAGTGGCTTATAATATCACACACAACAAACAAGCCTTAGCAGACTTGCTCCTTATGGCTGGTAATCAACTGAAAGAAAAAGAAGCAGTCATTAAACACTTGGAAGCTGAAAAAGCTGTACTTTCCGTTGAAAATACCATAATGAAACCGAAAGCAGACTATTTCGATGAACTAGTAGATAGAAACTTACTGACCAGCTTCCGAGAAACAGCAAAACAATTAAAAATCAAAGAACGTAAGTTTATTGACTTCTTGATGGAGAAAAAATACATCTACCGAGATAAGAAAGGCAAGCTCCAACCAACAGCCAATAAAAACGATGGTTTGTTTGAGGTCAAGGAAACACTCAACGAAAAAACACAATGGTCTGGCACACAGACTCTGATTACACCTAAAGGCCGTGAAACCTTTAGATTACTATTTATCTAATTTTATCCTAACCGTATGGAATCCCGTACGGTTTTAATATTGTCCAAACTGTGCCGATGACATTAAAAGCTGTACTGTTCCGTCGCCGGACGTAAAGCGAGATTATCGAGTGGCGACGTAATCGCTGGAGGACAATTATGTCAGAAGAAATCAATGCAACTGTATCTACTGAATCAACTGAGACTGTCGACACTCAAGAAAATGTTGATACAGTGCAGGAAGAAAAGCACGAACGAACTTTCACTCGTGCTGAAATCGGTAAGATGCTATCTGCTGAACGCTCTAAATGGGAAGCTGAGCAAGAAGCCAAGGAAAACGAAGCTAAGAAAGTTGCTAAAATGAACGCTGACGAAAAACAGAAGTATCAGTTAGACCAGCGTGAGCAAGAACTGGATAACCGTGAAAAGGCTATTGCCCGCAAGGAATTGACCGCAGAAGCTAAAGCAATGCTAAGTGAACGTGACTTACCAGTTGAGTTAGTAAATGTAGTTGATTTGACAAGCGCAGAGACGGTATCGCAGTCTGTCGCTGTATTGCAGAAATCATGGGAGCACGCCGTACAAAAAGGCGTACAAGAAAAGCTAAAAGGCGGAGCTCCGATGAAGCAAGCACCAGTAGATAGTGACGGTATCACAAAAGAAGAATTTGCTCGTATGGGTTATCAGAGTCGCAATGAACTCTATCAAAAGAACCCAGAACTCTATAAGAAATTGAAAGGTTAAAATAAATGACAGCAGGACAAACTAAACTAGCCACTATGGTTAACCCAGAAGTGATGGCGGACATGGTTTCCGCTAAACTACCTAAATTGATTAAATTTACTCCACTTGCTTATGTGGAAACAGCACTCCAAGGACAACCAGGGAATACTCTAACAGTTCCAGCATGGGAGTATGCAGGAGATGCGACTGAGGTTGGAGAAGGTCAAGCTATTTCTCCAGACCAATTGACTACTAAAAAGACCACTATGACCATCAAAAAGGCTGCTAAAGGTTATGAAATTACCGATGAAGCTCTTTTGTCAGGTCTTGGTGACCCGCTAGGTCAAGCTACTTATCAGCTTGGTTTGGCTATTGCTAACAAGATTGATGATGACTTGGTAGCGGTAGCTAAGACTGCAACACAGCACGTTGCAGAAGCTCCAACAACAGGAGCAGCTCTTGATAAAGCACTTGCTATTTTTGACGATGAAGAAGACGCAAAATATGTAGCTCTTATCAATCCAGCAGATGCCATTGATTTGCGTGCTAACACTGTGAAAGAATGGATTTCAGGCACAGAAGTAGGAGCGAATACAGTTGTTTCTGGTACATTTGGAGAAACACGAGGTGTTCAAATTGTGCGTACTAAGAAAGTTGAAAAGGGTAAAGGCTTTATCGTCAAAGTCTCTCCTAGTCAGACTCAGACAGATGATGCCAATAAATATGGTGCGTTTGTTATCATGCTAAAACGTGATGTGGCTATCGAAACAGACCGTGACATCCTTAAAAAGACAACAGTCATCACTGGTGATGAACACTATGGCGTTTACCTTTACGACCCTACACGAGTTGTAAAATTCGGTGAGTAAGAGGTGGCGATATGAGCTTATTGCTACGACGTCATTATATCCAAGAGGAGCAAGCTGGCCAGTATTCTGATTTAGAGAATAAGACTCTAGAAGAGTTGAAGAATCTAGCCAAAGAAGCTGGTATAGCTGGCGCCTATAAGTTATCAAAAGCCGAAATTGTAGAGGTGCTGGAGGATTTGAAAAGTGAAATTTAAAATCAAACAAGATTTCTATGATTGGGAATCAAATGTGAAACGACTGGCAGGAGAGGAACTTGAGATTACTGAGGAGCGCTATGCTGAGCTGGTTGACAATTTTGCCAGCAACGGTGTCGCTATCTCAGATGTTCTTGAGGAAATCCTTCCTGAACCTGAGTTCTTAGAAGAGGATTGATATGTCTATAGAGTTGCTGAAGAAACTAACAGGCGAAGAAGATACTCAGCTTCTCATGTTGCTCCAAACGAGGGCTACAAATCTTATCTTATCAGAGACTAATCGCACATCTTTGATACCTGCTTTAAGTCTCTTAATACCTGAGGTTGCTATTGAACTCCACAACCGCTCAGGGGCGGAAGGAGAGCATTCTAGAACCGAGGGTGGTATAGCAGTAGTCTACGGAGAAAACGGCCTGTCTACGGGTCTTCTACAGCGTATACGCATGCATAGACTAGCAAGGGTGGCAGGCCATGTTTTTGAAGCAGAGTAGACTGAAGCCTTATCCAATGCGACGGTTTAAAAAGACTGTCACAGAGGAAGGTGTCGCAAAAGAAGGTTATGTCAAAGAAGCTGAGACAGTCCGTCTTGAGTTGTGGCCAGCTAGTAGTAAGTTACAATCTGAATTGTACGGCGAGCGTGTCAATGATATTTTGAACGCAAATGCCAACAAGTCAGCTACTATCAAAGTGAAAGATGGTGTGTGTATCGATAGCCCGACGGAAGTGACTCACAGGGTTATTTCTAAAAAGGTCTACACACATCATCAAGTTTTGGAGTTAGAGCGTGTCAGAGCTACTAGGGGCAGATAGGCTTATAGCTAAGTTCCGAAAGTTGTCAGATGTTACGCAACGAGACATTGTTTCAAAAGCGGTTCATCATGCGGCCAAAACCATTGTCCAAGCTGATGCTAAAAGACTAGCACCAGGTAACAATGGAGATCTTAGGAACAGTATTAAGACTAGGGTTAAAATGGACGGGGATAAGGCTATAGGCGAGGTTTACACAAATCTGCACTACGCCCCTTACGTTGAGTTTGGAACGGGACCAAAAGGACAAGCTAGCCATTCTGGTATCTCTCCAGAGGTCAGCGTATCTTACAGGTCTAGTCCGTGGTATGTGCACGAAGACCAAATCAATGTAGGACCTTACCATTTTCAAAAGATTGGGGAGTTCTACAAGATGTATGGTCAACCTGCCCAGCCTTATCTTTATCCAGCTTTGAGAGACAATCAAGAGCGTGTGTCTAAGAATATTTCGAATTATGTGCGTAGAAAGATAAGAGAACAAATAAAATGATCAATATCAAGCCTGTTATTTATAAAGAATTGCAAAAGGTCGCAGATAATGTGACTGATACTTATCCTAGCGATTGGGAGACTTTTCCAGTCGTTATTTTTTTGGAAGAACAAAACAAGCCCGGAGAGTGGTTTGACGACCAGGAACAAAAATCATCTATCCGCTACAAGGTGGATATCTTTGATGATACAAGCACCAGTGAGTTAGCTGTTAAAATCAATCAGATTTTTGAGTCTTTAGGTTTACGAAGAACCGACTGCCAAGACGTGCCAGACCCGTCTCATTTGAGACATAAGGTCATGCGTTTTGAAGGTGTCGTTGACTTACACTCAGAGCTTGTTTTTCAATTTAGAATGGAGAATTAAACATGTTAGCAAATGGAATTACGCTATCTTATGGCGAAGCTAAAGGAACTTATACTAAACTTGCTGGGTTGAAAGAAGTACCAGAGTTTGGTATTGAACCTGAAAAAGTAGAGAACACTACTCTTGAAGATAAAGTTAAGAAGTATGAGTTCGGTATCGGTGATGCAGGGGAATTGGAATACAAATTCTCTTACAAGAACGATAGCGCAACCGCACCTTATCGTATTTTGCGTAACGCGGCAGACAACAAGACAAAACTTTTCTTTGAGCAAACTTACCCAGACAACACTAAAGTTCATTTTGAAGGTCAAGTATCTGTTAAGCTTGGCGGTGGCGGTGTCAATGCCGTTATCGAGTTCACACTTAAGATTGCCTTGCAATCTGAATTGACATTCGTTGATGGAATTGGAGGTTAATTAAATGGCGTTAAAATACACAACTTGGAAAGTTACTGACGAAAAAGAGTTGAAGCTACGTTTGACATCTCATCAGGCTGCAACTGTGGAAGAAAAAATCGGCATGAACTTGCTGAAGATTTTCATGCCTGAAGCCGGCGAAGAGTTCACTTTGCCACCTTTGAAAGTTATGCTGTTGTTAGTTCATGGAGCCTTGCAGCAGTATGAACATGGGTATTCCTTTGAGGATGTCTATGATCTATACGATGAATATGTCGATAACGGTGGAGACCAAACAACCTTCATGACAGAGGTTTTGATGCCACTCTTTGAAGTATCGGGTTTTACTCCACGAGGAAGCAAGGGCAAGAAAACTTCCAAGAAGAAAATGACAGTAGTCGAGTAATCTTAACAGTAACGCAGATTATTGAGAGGCTTTATCCTATGTTTTTGGACATCGGAGGTAAGCCTCTTGATTTTTGGGATTTGACGGTGCTTGAAATCAGAGAAATGATTGAAAGCTACAACCGTGTCAAAATCCAAGAGCGTAAAGAAAAGATTATTGACTCGTACAGACTTTCGCAGATGATATCCAACCACGTTTCTTTGTTATTGTCCAAGGATGCTAAGGTCTTTGAGTTCTGGGAATATGCGCCTGAGTTGTTTGTAGAAGAACAGCAAGCGGTAGAACAGGAACGACAGAGACAAGCGCTTTTGTTGCACAAGGAACGGATGCGTGAATTTGCAGAGAGACACAATCGCAAAAGGAAGGAGGAAGTGAATGGCAACTCTTGATGAATTGAAAGTCATGATTGACGCTGAGATAGCGCCTTTCAGGAAGAAAATGAAAGAAGTCGAGAATCAGGTCAAAGGAACATCTGACCAAGTGAAGAACGCGACTGCCAAAGTTCGTGAACAGTCGAACTCTATCGGTAGTGCATTTGGCAAGCTAGCCAAGTTCGCTGGTTTTGCAATCCTTGGTAAGAAATTGCTTGATGTTGGGATGTATTCAACGCAGACAGCTCTTGAAGTAGCAGCGTCTATGAACCAAATCAAGCGACAGATGGGCGAGAGTTCGCAATCTTTCTTAAAATGGGTTAACGATAACGCCAACGCTATGAATATGGGTGTAGGTGAGGCGACCAACTACGGTGCGGTCTACTCAAACCTATTTTCTGGATTTATCAAAGATACCAACAAGCTAAGCGCCTATACTGCTAAGATGTTACAGACATCGGCAGTTGTTGCCGAGGGTTCAGGGCGTAGCATTACAGACGTTATGGAGCGGATTCGCTCTGGTTTACTAGGTAACACCGAAGCAATTGAAGACCTAGGAATCAACGTCAATGTGGCCATGATTGAGTCCACTGAAGCTTTTAAGAAGTTCGCAAACGGACAGAGCTGGCAACAGTTGGACTTTCAAACCCAGCAACAAATCCGTCTTATGGCTATTTTGGAACAGGCTACAGCCAAGTATGGGAATACCTTGTCCAATTCTGTAAATGGGCGTATCAGCCTGTTTAAGTCTCTGATGAAGGACGCAGCATTGAACCTTGGTAACTCTATGTTACCGATTATCAATGCCATTATGCCTGTCTTGAACTCTTTCGCTATGGTCTTGAAGAATGTGACTGCTAAACTTGCAGAGTTTATCGCTTTAATGTTCAACAAGAAAGCAACAGTGAAAGATGGTGTTGGTGGAGCAGTTGGAGACATGGGTAATGCCATGAAAGATGCTGCAGGCGGAGCAGGAGATCTTGCTGATGCAGTAGACGACGCTGGAGATTCAGCAGGAGGACTTGCTGACAATCTTGGAGACTCAGCCAAAAACGCCAAGAAAGCAGCTAAAGAATTGCTTGGTCTGATGGGATTTGATGAGATTAACATCTTACAAAAACCAAAAGACGACGACGCAGGCGGTTCTGGAGGAGGCGGCGGAGACAAAGGTGGTAAAGGAAAGGGAGGCGGTGGCGGACCTTTCAAAGACATCTTGCCAGAAGTCGAGTTGACCGACATGGATAACCAATTCAAGAGCATTTTTGACGGTCTTGGAGATAAGCTGAAAGGGCTGTTTGACTACCTAAAAAAACTTTGGGACTTATTTAAAAAAGGTTTCTCTCTATCATTTAGATGGGATAGTATTGAAAGATTAAAGAATGCACTACAAGGCATCTGGCAATCTATTAAAGATATCTTTGAAGATGGTACGGTTTTACAAGCAGCAGCAAGGTTTGGAGAAAAACTAGCTTTTGCTTTGGGGCAAACGACGGGCGCTCTCGCTAACGTAATCATGGGTATTGCCGTCTTTATCGCTGAAAGTCTGAATAAATCACTTAATGAAACGAAACTAGATATCAAAGCATGGTTAATCCGTATGTTTGATATCGGTGGAGAAATCGTTGAAAGTGTCGGAAATATTGCTCAAAGTATCGGACAAATCTTCTACGATTCAATTACAAGTGAACCTGCTACAAATATGGGCGCAGGGTTAATCAGCGCCTTTACATACGCTTTTATGGGCGTGCAAGAAGTCACCGCTAAATACACAAGAGATATTATCGGTGCTATTGAAGAGACTATCACCGAAAATCAGGCTGGCATAACAGAAATGTTTACGGGTCTTTTTAAAGCTGTAGAGCCTATTGCTCAAGCTTTATCAAGCTCTATGAAGAAGCTTTTTGAAAGTGTTAATCAAGTATATGATGAGCATATAAAACCTTTGTTTGAATCAAGTTCTGCCTTGATGTCAGATGTAGTTGGTGCTTTTGTTAATGGGTGGAATGATAATATTCAACCTGTTCTTGAAAAGATAGGCCACGGTTTCGCCGATACAATCAAAAACCATATTGAACCAGCTTTAGAAAAAATAGGTGGCATGATTGGGAGTTTTGCCGACTTTTCTAAAGCGATAAATGAAGTTTTCGGCCCAGTCATTTCCTTTATTGTAGAAAAGTTAACGATTGTGCTAGCCCCTGCAATTGAATACATAGGAGAAGTTTGGCGTGTTTTATTTAACACTATCTCTGATGTGATTGGTGGTATTGCTGATATCATCAAAGGGGTATTTGATGTACTTACAGGACTTTTAACTGGAGATGGCGAAAAAATCAAAGAAGGATTTTTGAGTATATTTGGCGGATTAAAAGATATAGTAGCTAGCGTCTTTAGTGGAATTATTGATCTTGTATCGAGTGTATTGAAACTTCTTTGGGACGTTGTTGTCGCAATATTCAAAAGCATTTGGGACGCAATTGTAGCTATCTTTTCTGGTGTCGGGTCTTGGTTTGGAGAAAAGTTCCAGGGTGCATGGGAGGCTATCGTTAACATCTTCAGTAATCTTGGCTCATGGTTCGGTGATAGATGGGCAGATGTGACTAATGCGTTAGCAGAGATTGGCTCATGGCTGGGAGAAAAATTTCAAGAGGGCTGGGATGCAATTAGCAATACATTTAGCAAGTTGGGTTCATGGTTTGGTGATCGTTGGAACGAATCTAAAGACGCGCTCTCTGAAGCAAACACTTGGCTTGGAGAAAAATTCCAATCTGGTAGAGATAAAGTGAATTCAGCTTTTGAAAAAGTTGGCTCTTGGTTCGGTGATAGATGGAACGATATCAAAGATGGAGTAAAAGAAGCTGATACATGGTTTGGAGAGAAATTTGAGAGTGCAAAAGAAAAAGCTCAGAACCCTTTCCAAAAAATCGGCTCTTGGTTTGGAAACAGATGGAAAGACATGCAAGATGCTTTGAAAGAAATCCCCAACTGGTTCAAGAATCTGTTTAATGATGCAATGGACAACGCAAAAAGCGCAGTACAATCAGGTGTTGATGCGCTTAAGAGTATTTTTGATTTTGAGTGGCACTTGCCAAAACTTGAGTTGCCTCACATTCATATAACTGGCGGTTTTAGTTTGAATCCACCTAGTTTTCCTAGCTTTGATATTTCTTGGTATGCACGAGGTGGTGTGTTCAACTCTCCTAGCATTATCGGGGTCGGTGAAGCTGGTCAAGAAGCAGTAATGCCTCTTGAACGGAATACAGGTTGGATTTCTACTTTGGCTCAGAAAGTAGCTGAAAGAATGCCTGTTAATAATGCCCCTGCGGGCTATTCATTGCCAGCTGGCGACATCGTTATCCAAATCGCAGGTCATGAGTTCGGACGGGTAGCAATCCAAGAAATCAACAAGGAACATGAACGAGCAGGTCAAACCTTGCTCAAGATTTAGGAGGTTAGATGGCACAATTGACAATCAATGGGGTGGCTGTGAAGCCTCCCAAATCTTTTCAGGTCGGTATTCAGGATATCGATGGAGAAACAGGGCGTAATGCCAATGGAGACATGGTGCGTGACCGTATTACGACTAAGAGGAAACTAGACTGTGAATGGGGCATGCTGACTCAAGAAGAAATGAGTCAGCTTTTAAATGCAGTTTCATCTAAATTTGTTGAGGTATCTTATCCAGACCCCATGGATGGCCAAGTCACAAAGACTTTCTATGTCGGTGATAGGACAGCTCCTAGATATACCTTTACTGAGAAGTTTAAACCTTGGTCTGGCGCTAAATTTAATCTGGTAGAGAGGTAAGAAAATGGACGCTTTAACTAGACGACAATTTGACAGAGCCATGTTTGCCAAGGAGAGGACGCTGGCTATCCGTGTTGGTGATTATACTTCGCGGGATATCAAAGAGGCTAGTTTTGAGTATGGCTACATCAAGGGCGATACATACAAGCCTGGTGGAACGTGTGCTGGTAGCGGGAAGATTACCTTTACCAGTATCATAACCACATTCAATAAGCTGGACATCTTACACCCTGAGATTGGTCTACTGGTTGGGAATACCTACCAGTGGGTCAAGATGGGGGAATACTTCATCAACGATATTGAGATTGACCGAAACCGCAACACAACCACGCTTGAGCTCATGGACGGTATGTTTAAGCTTAATCGTGAGTATGTGACGGACTTGCATTTTCCAGCCGAGGTACGAGAGGTTATTCAGGAAATCTGCCTAAAAACTGGCATTGAGTTAGCGAATGACTATTTCGGAATCAGTGCTATGCGTTACCATGTCGAGCAAGTTCCTGAAGGAAAGAAACTTTCCTTCAGGGATATGTTGAGCGCTATGACTCAGATGATTGGGATGTCTTGCTTCTTTAATCGAGAAGGCAAGATGGAAATCCGTGATTTAACTGAGTCAAATATCACGATTAACGCTGACAGTTACTTCTTGCATGGCTTGACCAAGAGTGAGATTGAGTATCAGATAGCTGGTATCACTTGTAAGACGGATAAGAAGTCTTTGACAGTCGGTATGAAGACAGGTCGGTCTTTGGAACTGGACAATGTCTTTATGACCCAGAGCGCTTTAAATGACCTTTATTACAAGTTGAAAAACCTGACTTACTATCCTTACAATCTCAACTACCAAGGGCATTTACTGCTTGAGGTCGGGCAGTGGGTAACCATTCAGACCAACAAGAAAGAAACATTTAAAGTTCCTGTGTTAAGTCAGAGCTTTACTTTTAAAGGTGGTCTGAGAGGTCGTATCAGTGCAGATAGTAAGGCTGGGAATGATACTCAGTATTCTTACGAGGGTACGATTACCAAGCAGATTAAGCAACAAGATGGCATTGAAGCGAAAATCCAAGCGCAGATTGAAGCAGCAGACGCAGCCTTTGATGCCGAGTTCAAAAAGCGTAAAAAAGAGATAGATGACGGTATCGAACTTGCCAAGGCCAAGGCGGAAGAAGTCAAGCAAGAACTGTCTGACACTATCAATCAGCGTTTCGACAGCTTTGACAATGGTCCATTGAAAGAAGCCAAGCGTAAGGCTGAGGAAGCCTTGAAAAAAGCTGGTGCAAGTAGTTCTCTTGCTCAGGAAGCCAAGCAGATTGGGCTGGATTCGATTGCTAGACTTGAAGCGTTTAAGTCACAGACTACGACCACTCAGACGGCTCTGTCGGGTGACTTGGATGCTCTGAAACGGACTATCGCGAACGATATTCGACCGAAGCAAGCAAAGGCTGAAGCTGAGATTGCCAAGCAGGTTGAAGCACTTAACAAGACCAAGAATGAGTTGGCTGGTGTGAAGTCAGCGCAAGCGACGTATGAAGAGACTACGACTCGTAGACTGTCAGAACTGACCAACTTGGCAAATGGTAAAGCCAGCAAATCTGAGCTTGTGCAGACAGCTGAGGAGCTGGCTAGTCGGATAGCGAGCGTGCAGGCATCTGGTCGAAATCTATTCTTGAATTCACTTTTCAAGCAGGATATTTCAAAAACAGGGATTTGGACTACCAGTACTTACGAGGCCACTATTGATAGCACTGATAAGTATTTAGGTCATAATGCCTTAAAAATCGTTGGTCAGAATCCATCTGGCCGAGACGGAGGTAATCCTAAGATTACTTATCCAGCTCTGGGTCAATTTGGAAAAGTAATTTTAGGAAGTACGACTAATCAAGATGTAACCATTAGTTTTTATGCCAAGGCAAGTACAAATGGAATAAAGCTAAGATCTCGATTAGGTTACATTGGTAAAACTGGAAATGTGACATTGTCGACAGAAATTAAACGATATGTTGTCCATATTCCCAAAAATTGGACAAACGAATCCAATCAGACAACCAATGAATGGTTGTTCAATTTCAACCAGGAAGGAACCGTTTGGATTTGGATGCCGAAGTTTGAAATAAGCGATGTAGATACTTCTTATTCAGAAGCTCCCGAAGACACAGACGGCCAAATCTCAGCGGTCGAGTCCAGCTTTAAGCAACGCGCTGATGCACTTGATGCTGATGTGAGAAGTCTGACTGAAGGCCTCAGAACGAAAGCAGATATCAGCACAGTCAACGTGACTGCTGAGAATATTAGGCAGTCGGTGAAGAGACTTGAAACAGACACGCAGAACAAGCTGGATCAGAAATTGAGTCAGGCTGAATTCGAGGTACAGGCTGGCTCTATCCGTCAGGAGATCCTGAGCGCAACCAAAGACAAGGCAGATAAGACTTTGGTTGTAGCTGAAGCTGGGAAATTGCGTGAAGAATTTTCAAAAATGAAGGTCGGTAGTCGCAACTATGCTGAAGACTACGACTTTTCAAGAGGACTTTGGCACTATAGTCAAGGGGATAACAGTCTACAAGATTGGACTATCTCAAACGGCGAATACAACGTCAAAGGAACGACCAACACTTGGAAGCAGATGCAGATTTTCTCAAAAGAAGGCAGTCGAGTGTCTGAAAAGAATTCGACAGCGCTTCTTGAGTTGGAAGTTGGAGAGACCTACACACTTTCGTTTCAAGCTATGTGTCACTCTGGAAATCCAAGCGTTTGGGTCTCTTTAAGAGCCAATCGAACAGTACCTGGCAATCCTGGGATTATAAATGGCAATTTTAATCTCACATCTAGCTGGCAGACTTATCAAGTCACTATACCAGCATTGACCAAGCCTGAAACTTTTGATTTCTGGCGAATTATTCTTGGTTATGACGGGATTGGCCATGTGGCTTTTCGTAAAGTTGAATTGACCAGAAGTTCGACTCGTATAGATGCGGGTCCTGCCCCCGAAGATGGCAAGATGAATCTTATAGCTGCTAAGGCTACCTTTGAGCGAACAGCTCAGGGCTTGCGGACTGACTTATCAGCTATTCAGGAATATGTCAATAAAGACGGTCAGCGACAAGAGAGCTTGCAACGCTATGCCCGTGAGGAGAGTGCCAAACAAGCGACAGCAGTTCGAGAACAGATATCCAAAGATTATGTCGGTAAGAACACCTTTCAAGAAAGCGTTCAGGGGGTCGAAAGACGCTTGGAAAGTCTCTCCCTTGGGACCAGTGGGAACTTGCTAAAAAATAGTAACGACGGATTTTACAACCAACATGATAAGAGGTATAGGCTTGCTGAAACCTTGCAGGCTAATCAGACTTATACTCTTGTTTCTAAATATTGGCATGGAGAGAACTCAACTGATCATACTTTTTATAACGGAGTCGGTAAGTGGCAACGTTTAAGTTATAACAAAGCAATCGATGCTTGGGTGGTGCAATTTACACCGACCCAAGAAATTCCAGCTGGGACAGAGATTGTTTTATCTGCCGTTCCAAATGAAGCCAAAGGGAATATGAGTTGGGCGACACTTGTCCGTGGAGCTATCCCATTGATACACTGGCAACCTGCTAAAGGTGATGTAGAGGAAGGTTTTACGCAGAAGCTGGCCGAATACAAAGAGACTGTAGACGGTCGTTTTGCTACGATTTCTAGCCAAATAAATGGCAAAGCTAATCAGAGCGACTTTCAGCGTGTGAAGGAAACTAGTCAACTATACGAGCGGATTATCGGTAGCAACGAGAATGACATATCTAACAAGGTCGCTCGCATGGCTATGACCAATCAGCTGTTTCAGGTCGAGGTTAGTAAGCATTCCGGGAATGGTGTTAACCGTGCGATAAATACTACGTCAGGCTGGGGGCCGTTTATTACACGTTCTGGAAATGATGGAGTCAATCTTCATGCGGATCTACATAAAATCCTATCAAGTGGATTTAAAGCAGGAAATACTGTTCATGTACGAATGGAAATCAGTATTGACGATGTGCAACGTTTCAACGATAAGCAAATTGTAGCTATTATACAATCTTATGGAGATGTGACGAACTGGGCAAGAGCAGGTAGAACATTTGATTACAACATAGGTACTCTTCAACCAGGTAATAACTGGCGATTGATTGAATTTGATACTGTCATGACAGAAGAGATGCTGAAGAACAATAGTTGGATGTTGAATCTTCGTGTTGATGGAGCAAGTTCGTATAAAGTTCATACCAAAGCTGTAAAAGTTGAAAAAGGCAATGTTGCGAGTGCTTGGAGTGCCGCCCCTGAAGACACAGATGAAGCTATTCATTCTGTTCGCACGGTTCAAACGCAACTAGCTGGTTCATATGCTATTCAAAACTTAAATAGTGCAGGAGATATCATCTCTGGAATTAATCTTGGTGCCAATGGGCATAACCGCTTTGTTGGTAAGTTGACTCACATCACTGGTGAAACTCTGATTGACAACGCAGTTATCAAGTCAGCTATGATTGACAAGCTGAAGACAGCCAATTTTGAATCTGGTTCCGTCACGACTACGATATTAGACGCTGAAGCGGTCACGGCTGATAAAGTAAGATTTGACAATGCGTTTATTAGAAAAATGCTAGCAAATGAGGCTTTCATTGACCAGCTGACATCTAAACGTATCTTCTCTACTAAGGTTGAGTCCGTCATTTCTAGCTCAACATTCCTAGAAGCTTACCAAGGCCGAATCGGTGGATTCACTATTGGGCGTTTTGACCAAGGAAGAGGTCGCTGGATTTCTGGTATCAACCAATTTTCAGTTGGTATGGGAAACGGAGAAGGAGGAAGCTACAATGGAGAAAATACCGCATTTTGGGCGAACTGGGGCTACAGTTGGAACTATCCTGGTCCCAATGCCTGGTATGTAACAACATCAGGAAATATGTATTGCCGAAACGGAGCGGATTTTCACGGGAAGGTCGACTTTTCGAATAGATCAACAGTGAATTTTTATAGTCAACCGTCGTTTTCAAATGGAGCAGTGATAAATGGTAGTTTGAGGGTGTCTGGTCGTATTACCTATAGTGGCGGCGAGTGGCTTTACTCACCTATATACAACAAATTATGGAAAGATAATTCACAAGGCGGTGAGTGGCTATATTTGGATAGGCAAGGTAATAGTGGTAGAGACTGGATTGAGATGAATAAAAGAATCTCAGACCGTCGTTATAAATCCAATATTCAAGATAGTCAAGTTTCTGGTCTAGATGCTATCAATAATTTAAAAACATACAGTTATCGCAAAAAGTACGATGGTAAAGTTGAAGATATCTCATGCGGTATCATGGCTCAAGATGTCCAGAAATATGCCCCTGAAGCATTTTTTGAAAACCCTGATGGTGCATACTCATATCGCACATTTGAACTTGTACCTTACTTAATCAAGGCAATCCAAGAATTAAACCAAAAAATAGAAAAAATGGAGAAAACAATAGCATGAATAACAACATGGACGCAGTAGTAAATCATTTAACACTTGATTCGTTGACTAAAAAACTAGCAGTCAGTGAGCAAGAATCAGCTAAGAATGAGGCTCTTTATTTGTATGCAGCAAGCGAATTGCACACAATGAAAGAGGTTCTAGAATATGACCCAGCTCTAAAAGAGTTATTTGAAGAAACACAAGCTAAAATGAAAGGAACTAACTAATGAATTACGAAGTAGCAATTAAACCTTATTTGAAAGGTACAGAAAATGTAACAGTAGTCGCAATTAAGATGGAAAACAACGGACGCTATTCTTACGAGCAGGTAGAATTGCACGGTGACCATACGCAGGACAATGAAGCGACTTTGATTCAAGCAGTACTAGACCATATCCGCACAGAACTCGACCCAACAAGCGCCATCGTGCAAACACAGGCGAAATTGCAAGAAGCAGAACAGGAATTGGCTGATACAAAGGCTAAACAAACGGCTACAGACCAAGCAGTTAAGCATAATCAAGAAGAAACAGACCGCTATGGTAAAATCATCCATGCGGTCGTTTTAAATGCTGTGGCAGGCAAGACAATCGCCTATGGAACCAACTACAAGGAATTGGTTGAGTTGATTCCACTTGCTGAAGTTGGTAAACGCTACATGGCGCACGACTTGATTACCATTGAAGACCCGGCTCATGTTGAGGTTGACGGAGAAGGTAAACGTATCTTGATTCAGCTTAACCGTGAATTCACTTACAACGGCGAACCTGTCAGCGACTTTGCCCGAAATGGTCGTCTTGAAATGGACGGAACAGGCGCAGCATGGAAGTACGAACCTAAAGGATAGAGGTGCCTATGGACGTCTTACAATCAACAGAGCATTTCTTCATGAATGTGCTACCAGTTGCCACGCCAATCGTCGTTGCTTGGCTTGGGTATAAAATGCCGAAGAAATCAAAGGAACTAACAGACCAAATCATTTCTGAATTGGACGATGTTAAAGGGAAAATCAAAGATGTCCAAGAAACTGCATGCGACAGCAACACCAAAATTGACGAAGTACAAGCAAAGCTAAAACTGCACGACGAGGCACATCTTGTAACCATGAGGATGCGTCTCGATCGTGATATTCGTAGGGCTATCCGTCGTGGTTTTACTACCAAGGACGAGTTCTATGTAGTCGAAAACATGCACAATAGCTATAAGTCTCTTGGTGGTAATGGCTACATTGACCATTTGTATAACAATTTTGAAGCGTTGCAAATCAGAGACGACATCTTAGTTGAAGATGAGAAAGGGGCGCAGTAAGGCGCTAGAAAGGAAATTTAACAATGTCACAATTTAATGAACTCATTATCGCTTTTGCTACAGGCTTTTTAGCTGTAGCAGTAGGCAATATCGTGAAAGCAGTGAAAGACTACCTTTTGCGAAAAGGCGGAGAAAAAGCGGTAAAAATCGCTGAAATCTTAGCTAAAAATGCAGTTCATGCCGTGGAACAGGTAGCAGCTGAAACAGGCTACAAAGGTGATGAAAAGCTTGAGCAAGCTCGTGATAAAGTCCGAGCTGAGCTAACCAAATACAACATCAGCATGACTGACAAGGACTTAGACACCTTTGTAGAGTCAGCTGTGAAGCAGATGAACGACGCTTGGAAGGAGTAAGTATGTCTAAGAAACAGGAAATGATTCAATTCTTCATCGATAAGGCCAACGCTGGCGATGGAGTGGATAACGATGGAGCTTATGGCTTCCAGTGTGCCGACGTGCCTTGTTACGGGCTACGTCATTGGTACGGTGTTACTCTTTGGGGAAATGCTTATGATCTTCTTGAGTCAGCACGTTCTCAAGGCCTGAAAGTCGTGTATGACGCTGAATATCCAAAGGCTGGTTGGTTCTTCGTGAAATCCTATGTAGCTGGCGATGGTGTCAATTACGGCCATACAGGGCTTGTCTATGAGGACTCAGACGGAAATACTATCAAGACGATTGAGCAGAATATTGATGGCAACTGGGACTACTTGGAAGTAGGTGGCCCTTGTCGCTACAATGAGCGCTCTGTAAGTGAAATCGTTGGGTATATCGTACCGCCTGAAGAAGTTGAAACAGGCTGGCAACAGAACCAGTACGGTTGGTGGTGGGTTCGTGAAGACGGCTCATACCCAACTGATAAATGGGAGAAAATCAACGATGTTTGGTACTATTTTGATGACAAAGGCTTCATGAAGCGTAGTGCCTGGTTGAACTACAAGGATGCTTGGTACTGGTTCACGGATTCAGGATCTATGGCCACTGGCTGGGCTCGTATCAACAACGCTTGGTATTACTTCGATGAAGATGGCAAGATGGTTACTGGCTGGATTAAGCACAAGCAGACCTGGTACTATCTAGACCGTAAGGATGGAGCTATGGTATCAAACGCCTTCGTCCAATCAGCCGACAAGACAGGCTGGTACTACATCAAGGCAGACGGAACAATGGCAGACAAGCCAGAGTTCACAGTAGAGCCAGATGGCTTGATTACAACTAAATAATTTTAAAAAATAAAATGAAAGGAAAACTTTTCTAAATTGTTCTTTCTACCGCAGGCTCAGGCTTGCGGTTTTTTATTTTGCAAAAATAAAAACAGTGACATTACTCACTGATTCTTTTGTAAACTATTAGAATTAAATTACAACCTTCTCAACTATACGGGCAAAGATGATTATGAAAATGAATACGATGATGAATACGATTAAAAAAAATGATAGCAATTAATGAAAATGATTTTAATAAAAAATAAGTAAAAAATGAACTATTGACAAGCTATAGCAAGTATTTGAAAACGTTGGGCAGTTATACCATAGTTCGTGACAGTTCCAGCTTTTTTTGATAAAATCATACAGTATGCCCTTGGGCATAAAGTATGAACTGGGACTGTTTTTCCCA